ATCCATACTTGGCGTAGCCTTATTGCTTTCAGTTTCAAGAGGAAAAGTTCTGTTTCGAGTGATGCTCTTCTTTTGTTACCCTTATTAGGTTCCATATAGCAAAGATTAAAATTAACAACCAACCAAAATGAGAGCCTGATAGCATACCCTCCATGTAGTAGTTCATTACCGTGCCAATAGCGACAAGTGTAGCTAATTGCACCGCCCATTTACGAACCCTGAGCGAACCACTATACAGAACTGCATACAACTGAAAGAAACCCACCATGCTAGCACATATCTGCATGGTCATGTGTGGGTCACCCAGCTCTAACATTGCAGGCGGTAAAATAAGAGCGTGTAACAACCCAATCAATACCTCGTTTGGTTCTGAGTCAGAATATAGAAAGATTGATACGAATCTTTTGTAGCCTTTCTTAATCATGATAATACCTCGTAGTCCGCTTCGATTGCTTCCATCCTATGCGCAAACTCTTTTAGCTGGTCTAAGTCCAAGAAGTCCTGAAGCACCTGAAGGGTTTGTTCCCTGAGCTTGTTCTTATACTCAATAATAATGGTCGGCTCATTACTTAGCTCTTTACGCACGTCATGAAGGTCTTTCATTATCTTGCTCAAGTCCTTCGGGTGAATCTCATCTAGGTCAGGATGATTCTCTAATAGGGTCGTAATCTTAATGAGCATGAACTCTACTTTAGCCGACATCTTCTCTTTTCTCTCCTCTAGCGTTCCAATGAACTGAAGAGTGTTACGGTACTGCTCAAGGTCTTTTAGGAGCTCTGGGTCAAATTTTGAGCGTGCCACAACGTCCTTAGCTTGCTCCCTTATCATTATCTCCTCATCAAGGTTTCTTCTCTGAGCTTGCCAGTTATATATGGACTGTCTAGACACACCCCATTTCTCAGCCACTTTGGACACGTTGCCCATCACCTCAATTTCCCTCAGAATAGCCACTTTCTCTTCAGGGCTAAACTCGTTAGTCCCAGCCTTTTTCTTTGACATACTCTATAATGGATTCTATGCGGTTATATATGTAATTAGGCAGCTTATCAGACATTGATGGTATCCCGTGCAAGCACTCGATGACCACCTTAATCTCCTCTATTAGCTCCTCTTTTGACTCGATTCTCGACTTCTTGTGCCACGTCATTACGTAGAAATTTATTGTAGTTTACAAACTATAGGTAAAAATTCCCCCAAATGCAAGGGGTATGGGTAAAAATTCAACATTGACAGGTATTGGTGAAAATTTGATTTGTGCGAAAGGATTGGTGGCAACAACCATCTGGCGTACATTTTAATATATAGCCCCTGTTACATTCCAATATATAATATAAGATATATTTTTAGTATATAATATAAGATATAAAGGAATGTAAAGGCTTAACATATTTTCAGTTTCTAGTTAGAAGTATATTTACTTTTTTGTCCACTATATATATTAAAAGTATATTCAAAAGTATAATACTACAGTGAATAAAAGTATATTTTAAAGTATAGGTTTCTATACTAAATAATATCATTAAAGTAATCAATAAAGCGTATAATAAGTATTTCATTTTAATTATATAATTTATTATTAGTAACTACATCTAAATATATATGCTCACATATATCATTATAACATATATTTTTTACATCAATAGATAAATCATTTTCTTCTATATCGGTTTCTAATTGAGAGTATATATAGGTATATATAATATCCTTTATAATATTAGATTCTATCATATTGTATATAGTTTTATATATTATATCATTATTATTTATATATAACATAGCGTGCCATGTATCTTTATTTTTATATCCATTATAAGTATTCATAGTATTATTCATTTATACATTCAAATGTTTTTAGTTCTTTTATTAAATATGGAACATCTAATAAATGTTCTATCCAATCTGTAATAATCCAATCAATAAAGGAATCATTTTTATAATCATTAACATATATATCTGTAAAATGTTTATGTATTATATTCCTTATTTCAATAGATATTTGCTCATCTGTAAACAATCCTTCTATATGAATAAATGTTTTTATATTATTGAATAATGTATCATTTTCCATAATATAACCTAATAAACCTTCTATATTTATACACTTAGTAAATTGTATATTTTCAAGTGTAGTTTTTTGTTTTAAATTCATTATATATCCTTTTTTATATGTTAAGATTAAAATAGGGAATGCTTTCACACATTCCCTTTTAATGGAGTTTATTGTTTGTCTAAATACAAACTAAAGTATTGAGCGTTTAACTTACTATACTTTTCTGCCATAGATTTTAACTCTATGGTTAAACCGTGTAATATCATATTATTCTTATACATTTTTTCAGCTGAATAAGATGAAATGTCATTTACCTTTTCACCATCTTCATTTTCTTCAATACCTATAGTAGAAGCATTTAATCCATAGAGAGATGTTCTAATGGTTTCAACTATAGTATTTAACTCTTTAGCATTGCGGTTGTAATCTTCAATAGTAATCATAATAGTATCCTTTAATTAATGTTAAGTATGTGCACATTTTGGGCACACTCAAATATACGATTTTTCATAAATGAAACCAAAAAAAATGGCTGAATATGAAATTATTTTTAAACCTATTTAAGTATATATGAAATATATTTTATGATAAATGCAAATATTATTTTTTCGTATAATATAAAGTATAATATTAGTTTCTAGTATATTATAATATATATTTCTATTTTTAGGTAAATGTATATTTTAAGGTATATTCTATTATAATATATATTTCTATTTTAGTGTATAATATAATATTAGGTATATTTATATTTCTAAGTATATTTATATTTCTATTTATATTTCTATTTCTATTTCTATTTCTACTTTAGGGTATATAAAAATTTAGGGTATATAAAAATTTAAAGGTACATAAAAATTTAAAGGATATATAGAAATTTAGGATACATAAAAATTTATAGGCTATCTAAAAATTTATCCTTAAAGTATTCAGATAATATTTTATACTCATATAGATATATACTTTTATATAATCTTTCGTTACTCATTTTTACTAACCTATTTAATCTAGTTTTTTCTATTTCAGTTTCTAACGATAGTTTGTATTGTTTTATATTATGTTCTATTAGTTTTATATATAGATTATTGTATTGCATAATGTTCATTTCTTTTTTGTGTCCAAATTATAGATTGAAGCTCGAATCCTTTTAGATTATATTCTTTAGCTAAAGATATATGTAAATCTTCTAATTGTTTATACTCTACTTTATTAGGCTTAAAAGAGTCTACATTATATTTATTTAGTATAGCTCTTTTTTGCCATATATCAATTGTAACGTATCTATCATCTAATAATAAATTATTGTAGAAACTATATATCTTTAAAGCTGATATAGGTATATTTTCTTTATAATCATATATATTAAATGCTTTATATTTTTGAGTATTAAAAGTAGACACTTTTATTTTTTCTTTTGGTATATTCCATTTTCTAGAAATACATATCTTTTGTGCATCTATTTTATTTTTTACCCATTTACATCTCACCGATAATCTAGCTATTATTTCAGCCATATTTTTGGGCTCTCTATTATAGTAAGTAGCTACTTTATTAAGCCATTCATTCTCTCTATAATACCAAAGTTTAGCATCATTAAAAGTATCTTTAGGTGTACGTTCTAAAATATCTATTAGATTATCTCTATACTTTCTTAGCTTATAATTACTTAGTTTTTTCATTCTTTTTACCTATTTTTTTAAGTTCATTATTTATCCTATTTCTATATATTTCTGCCATTAGTTTCTCATGATGATAATCATGCTCATGATGTAGTTCATCATATAGTTCATGATATTTAAAATCATGTCTTTCTTTATCTACTAAGTACCTATCTCTATTTTTCATTATGTATTACTTTAGTTTAAGTTAACAGTTCCAATATATGAAATTTGAAATAAGCAATTTGTAAAAGAATGTAAAATTATATATATATATTTTAAAGTATAATATAATATTAGGTAAAGGTATATTTCTATTTATAGATAAATATATATTTGTAAGGGTACGTAAAAATCTATTGTGTAAGGGTCAGTAAAAATCTAGAGGAAGGGTGGGTAGAAATCTAGAGCCACCCTCCGTAGAAATTTATTTAGCCTCTATGATTCTGTTGAGCTTTATGTATTCATCAGCATACACCTTAGCTATGTACTCCTCATCACTTAGCTTAGATAGCCTAGACAACCTAGGTTCCGATATGTTCGTCACCTTACTAAGAAATTTGTTCTTAGTTCCATACGTCTCTTTAAGGTATTTTACTTGGTTCATTCCTCTATCTCCAATAGTATGTTTATAATTAACGATTTGGCTTGGTCTACATTCCCATTAAAGGCAATGTGTAAGACATTCGCTATCTCCTCAATAGCCTCCTCACGATTGTGTGGTGCTTGGTCGATAACGTCCGTTACGTATTTTGTTACTATTCGTTTATCCATTGTATTCCTCATTATTTATAGTTCAAAGTATTCTTCGTATATATCCCAATTTACGTCACCCTGAGGTGTGACCAAGCCATTCTCAATGTATCGCTTTGCCTCCCTCCCATAGTGACCCTGCAACTGCCAAGCTAACCCTGTAGCTATCAGGTCAGCAAAGAACTGCACTAACCACTCAAGGCTATGTTCCTCCGTTTCATATTCAAGTACCCTTTGGTATAATCCCATTAGCTCAACTTGTTTCATAATATATCCTCCTCATCCCTAGGTTCCATCATGTTTGTTTCTAGATTCAGCTTGAATCTATTACTCTTAAACTCTTCTTCTACCCAAGACAATAATCCTGCATCATCAGTATCATTACCTCTACGCCTCCCATTATATCTCGGACTGCCGAAGAAGTTTATGTTCCTTATCGTATTCACGATACCTTTTTCATCATCAGATTCAGCTACCATTGTGTAGCCAACTGCGTACACTTTTCCATCCTCATATTTATGAGTAATTAATTCTACTTTCATACTAACTCCCAATCTTCTAGTTGTGGTTCTAATACATAATCTCGGTACTGCCAATGTAGGCACTCTAGGTTAGCTACCCTAACCTTTTTATAGGTGGTTTGTGTGAGTTCATTATTCCAACCTAATTCTTGCTGAACCTCAACGGTTGCGGTCTTACCCGATTTGCTGAGTTCCACAATCCTTACGTGACGAATATGCCTAACAACTTCATCTCTATTAATCTCGAAGGAACCTTTCTTATCAAGGCTAAATTTTAGTCCCTCATTATGGAGTAATTTCTTAGCCTCATCTAGGAGGGCTTGGTTCCTCTCACTTTTTAGTGCCCCATGATTATCCCTTATGGTATCCCTTGCTTTATCGTACTTCTGAAGAGGCTCAATCCAATAAGACAAAATCTTATTGAGTTCCTCTAGGATACCATCCTTTTTAAGGGTTAGAACCTTAGCCATTTCACCGATGATTATTAGCCTATATAATCCAAAATCAACCTCTGATGACCCTGAGTTATTAACCAACTCTAATGATGCGTTAATAAATTGACCACTTAAATCCAACCAATATTCGGACTCACTTTCAAATGTGAGGTGTATTATTGGTGTGTCCCTCTCATCTTCGGGTCGCCTTGTTCGTACCGAAACAAACAAACTTCGCCAATCCAACTCTGCCTCCAAGGATAGCGTGTCATCCGTAGATAGCACCTCTTCAAAGTGCTTTTCTATCGCCTTACAAAAGGTAGTGTTTGCGGTTTCTAGTGTCCGATAATACTCCTCGCTTGCTTCTTTGTAAGCCTCATCTTGCTTACTAATCATCTCATCTATTATCTGAATCTTTTGCTCAATCATAGTATTCCTTATTCGTTAATGTTCAAAGGATAAGCTACAAAGAGTTTCTGACATATGCAATTGGCAAAACAACATTTTTATTAAAAATATGCAATTTTTACCCTTATTTACATTCTTTTACATTTAGGATATTATATTAATAACCCACAGTAGAAATCTAGAGTAGAAATCCCTAGGCAGAAATCCCTATCTGATAACCACTGGTGAAAATCCCTGAGCCTCCCAGCTATCTCCATCCTTTTTCTTATTCTCAGGCTTAAACCAAACCGATTGAGCTTTCTGCCTCCAGCTCTTCACTGTGTTCCCCCTACTGTCCTTCCAATACCTCTGACGATTACTAGTAACCGATGCCTGATAATAATCATACATCTTCCTAGCACTATCCGTAGTGTACCCATTCCCATTAAAATATTCTATGACATCCTCAAGGGTGGGTATACTACTCTCTTCTTTATTTATAGTTTCTTTTGTGTGTGTACTCACTACACTAGTTACTGGTGTACTCACTACACTAGGTGGTGTAGCCATTACACTAGTTGGTGTACTCACTACACTAGTTACCTCATAGTTAATGGTGATTAGGGTGGTTGACCTGTTGGTCTTCTGGGTAACAATGAATCCCTTCTTCTCTAGTTGCTTAATGGCTCCCACTACGGTCTTGTTAGATACCCCAGCTAGCTCCACTATCTGAGATATACTTATATAGTCCGATTGCTTGTGCCACCCAATGGTCTTTCGGCATATAGCCATCAGCACCTTGAACTGGGCGTGGGACAGCTCAGCCATGTGCCTATCAATTATTATGTTGGGTATTTGTGTGTGATTCGGTACTTCTAGCATAGTTTTCCTTATTTGTTTACTCGAATATAAAAATAATTTTGGATACTCAATACTTTTTTATAAATTTATCCACAATCAAGAACCACAAAGGATACAATCAATGGAAGAACACATACAATTTATGAACGCATTCCTATCTGGCTTGCGCTCTCTACCTAACCCCGATGAGTATACCCGTGCCTACATAAGGGCATTTGAGGTGTGCCTACACTCGGCTAAATTAAACCAACAAAAAACAACTGGAGGAATACAGTATGAAAAATACTTGGAACTACCGATTAATGCTCGATGATTCGGGCAAGCAAAAAATCTACTCCTTTCACGAGGTGTACTATGAGGGTGGGGACACCCCAACCGAGTTTACTAAGATGCCAGAGACTATGATGTCAGAAGACCCAGAGGAGCTTATCTTTAAGATAGAGGGATTCCTGAGAGCCTTTGAGGAGCCCATAATATCCATTAACAACTTTCCGCAGGAGGTACACGATGAAGACCTATAGTAATATGTCTAACGCTGATTACCATGCACTAAAGGACTATATATCTAGCTCATTCGTTAAGAGCGTAGCTAAGCACTCCATTGCTAAGGCACTACAACCCATTGAGCCGAGCCAAGCCCTGCTGTTTGGTGATGCTATGCACACCTACTTCGAGGATAGTCAGGAGTTCCACAAGCGCTTCAAGGTGTTCAAGGACTCTGAGATAATAGCAAAAATCCTTGAGAGGAGACCCGACATTACGAGCCCCACTATGACCAAGGACTACAAGACCTATAAGAGGGACTTTGAGTGCTCTCTTGACGAAAATCAGGTGGCTATATCAGAGGATGATATGTACACGATTCAATATATGTATCAGTCTATGACTAATAACGATGCGGTTAAGGAAATATACAATATGTATGAGCCATCGGAGTCATGGGACGAATACTCGTTCCTGACCGAGGAGGAAGACCTGCATGGCCTGAAGTATCGAGTTAGACCTGACCGATTGCTCGTCCGAAATGAGGAGCCAATGGCTATCCTAGATTGGAAGTCATGTAGGGACGCTAGTGAAAAATCCTTTCGCTCGGACTTTTGGAAGTACCGATACGACCTACAAGCAGCATTTTATTGTGATGTGATGGGCATCCTAGTGGATGACTTTTATTTTGTTGCAATAGAAAAGCAATACCCCTTTAATACAGCGGTGTATGGGCTAAACCCCGAAACACAGATGAACGCACTCAAGGAGCTGAATGTGATTAAGTATCGCATCGGTGAGTGGAAAAACAACCCAAAACAAGCCGAAATGGGCTTACCTAATACTAATACAATTACACTATTATGAGCACAGAACAAAACACACTTAAACTATTAGCCGAGAGATACAAACTCACTGGCAAGGACTTCTTCAAGCACCCATATCAAGGGTTCATTATCATCACCCGAACAGGCGTAGAGAAGATTATGGCGCACGACAAAATTACCGTAACCTATGAGGTTGTGCCCGAACTAACTGAGGGACAGGAAAACTGTTGTATCAAGGCTACTGCCGAAAAATTAGATGCAAACGGTGAGGTATATACCGTAGAGTCTTATGGCACAGCCAATCACTACAACTGTCCTATAAAAACTAAGAAAACTGGCGGTGCGTTACCCCACTATCCAGTAGAGACCGCTGAAAAGCGAGCAAAAGCGAGAGCCGTTCTACAAATCACTGGGTTCTACTCAGAGGGTGTGTTTAGCGAAGATGAGTCAGAGGACTTCAAACGTGCTAAATAAGAATGGCGAAAAGGGCGAGGCACTCTTAGCTAACTACTTAACAAAGTTAGGCTATGAGTGTTTCTCCGCCCCTCCTAAACGATTTCCAGATTGGGACATAAAAGCAATAACACCAGAAGGTAGAACGGTTTTGATAGAGGTAAAACTAGACGTAACGGGTATGTTTCTGAGAAACAAGAACGGATTCAACTTCTACATTGAGATGTTCAATACTAAGCAGTTTGAGCCTAGTGGTATCTTCAAAACCAAGTCAGATAAGTATGCGTACTTCTTTCTGATGCCCGATAATACGTACCGCTTATATGTGTTCAAGACAAGAGAACTTAGAAATTTCTTGTGTGAGAACGTAGACATTCCAACCACTGGAAACTCAGTGGAGGGCAACGCAGCAGGGTGGCTCCTACCTAACACGAGCCTACCAAAAATTAATCACACCCTAATAAAACTAGACAGAGAAGGTGAATATGTTGATAGCCTCGATTATTATATTAGCAACGATTATTCTAGCTGATGTCCAAAGCCAAAGGTCGCAGAACCGTCACTAAAGCCATAGCCTTCTTCCACGATAAGGGAATGATAGTGGATGAGGTAGAGCTGGGTGGTCGCTTTCGAAAATCCAAAGACCTATTCGCTGGGCTCTGCACTAAGTGTTGGAACCTAGAATGTTCGTGTAACGAGCCTAGATTCGATGGGTTCGATATTATAGCGATGGATGGGAGTAACGTTTGGCTCGTACAAATCAAGACGAACAAACCTCCCACACAAAAACCGTATATTCGTTTTGCTAGGAACTTTGCTAGTAGATATATTAGGGTTCTTGCAATGACGTGGTATGACCGTAAAGGATGGGTCACCCACACATTCAACAAAAATGGAACCGTAACTAAAAGAGATTTAAGAAAAACTAATGAGAAAAAAGATGACACTAAATGAACTACACATACTAAAATTATTACAAGAGCAAGGAAAGGCTTCCTATAAAGACATAGAGCCTATGATGACCATAGAGGGTCACGACAAGTATTGGACAACCTTTTCAACGATATGTAGCTTGATACAGTCGGGTGTAATGGTCTCTGACAACAAGCACCCATCCACCTATTCACTAACCCCATACGGAAGAGTCAAGGCTAAGGAACTTCTATGAGCGAATTAGACCAAAGGCACTTAGAGGAAGTGCTGGTTGGTACGCTCATTGCTAGTAGAGAATATAGAGACCTTATATTCAATGTAACGGACGCTACCCACTTCCCTAATCTACACCCCATTTACTTAGAAGCGTGTCAGCAACACGCAGAGGGCATCCTGTTCAATGAGGATACCCTAGCAGCTAGGCTAGACAATTATAGCTCCGACTACCTTCTTGAGTTGCAGATGCACCAGCGAACCTCTGAGCACGACATCAAGGGGTATGCTCGTATCCTAAAGGACACCGCTGACAGGCGAAAGCTAACCAAGTCCTTGACCCAAGCTACCCAGCTCGCTCATAACCCGTCCACCACGATGGATGAGTTGATGATGCAGATAGATAAGCTAAGTGGCGAGCTAGACGAGGCTACCCCAGTAGATGCGCTGACCCCAACGCAAATCTTCGAGCGAGAACAGTCCCAGCCCAAGAAGGAGAAGCTGATAACGGGTGAGCAAAAAATAGATAATCAACTGTATCAACACGTTGGTCTACACAAGGGCGACATAAACGTGATACTAGCCGACTCAGGGCACGGAAAGACCCAATGGTCAACGTTCCTAGCCTCTAGGTTAGCCGTACAGGGCTATCAGGGTCTGTGGTTCCAAATGGAAGATTATGACGTGAACACGGCTACTCAGTTAGCCCTACAAGCAGTGGCTCACGCTGATAACGTGCGCATAGTGGATACTACCGATGACATAGACGAAATCAAACGTCTGTGCCGTCTAGCAAAAATTGAGGGTGGTCTTGACTTCGTGGTCATTGACTATGTGCAAGAGGTATATGCTCAAGGCAGGTTCGATTCGAGAACCCTAGAGATTAACTATGTAACCAAGATACTAAAGCAGATAGCAAAGGAACTCAACGTGTTGGTCATCGTACCTAGCCAAGTTACTATATCCGAATACAACCGTTCAGGGTGGCAACTAGAGCCTAAGTACAAGGACGCTCAATGGGCGCAGGTTATTAAGAATGTAGCTCATTGTATGACCTCAGTGTTCCGACCTAACATGGTCGAGTCCCTTATCCTGATGGATGGGTTTGGTGACCTCAAGGTAAAGGGCTGGAGAGACGGTGACGTTCACTCCTATGAAAGTGTGTTCGTTAAGGTTGTGAAGAGCAGGCGAGGACAGCTCACTCATGAACGCATCAAACTTTTACACCACAAAGACTTAGGGCTAAAAATTTAGTTATTGACTTTCTTCACTCACTCATCTATATTTAAACTTCAACTATAACTTAATCAAAGAAAAATGGCGACAATTATAAACGCTTCAATAGACGTAACAAAAATCCCTAAAGACGCATTAGTAACTGGTAAAAAAGGCACGTATGCCAACGTTACCGTGTTCATTAATGATGAAACTAGATTTGGAAACAATGCTAGTATTGCAATGAGCCAATCGAAGGAACAGCGAGAGGCAGGAGAACCAAAAGTATATTTAGGCAACGGACGTGTAGTGTACACTGAAGGAGCCGTGACCGTAGCGGAACGGGAAGATGCCGATGCTCCAGCAGCAGCGGTTGAGGCAGCACTGCCCTTTTGATAAAGACCCGATTCTACGCTACATACTAGAGAAACTATTTTGGTAGTGTATTTTCATTTAGTATTCCTTATGAATGGAGGGTGTGAAAGCCCCCATTCTTTTTCGGTAGGGATACCGATACCTTAACTTAACTATATTTATAACTTTTTAGTTTTTCGCTTAAAGTTATAGGCATGGCACACTGTTAGGATGATATGTTGTTGAGATTAGGTAATACTACTTACTCAACTATTTGATTTTCGATGTAATCGACTACATCAGAATAAAGGAAGAGGGGGCTTGTGCGAGCAATGCCCCTTTTTTTTATTGCTTTTTATTTATTATCTTTAACCTATACATAACATTCTGCTATTCGTACGCAGGATTTTCTAAGAGTTTAAGCCTTGTTTCTTGATTGAATCAGGGCTTTTTTATGTCCAGTATCTTGCGCAAAATACTTGACAAAGTTTATAGGTATTGATACTGTGACTGATTTTTCATACGTTAACTGCTCAAATATTAACTAATGTCGTAAATATTATGCAGTACTACGATTATTTTAGCATTAAAGAATTCTTAGTGGATAGGGTCATGGTTAATGTTCCTATTCATGTAGTAGACAAGATAGAGAAATACCACAAGCCTATAATTAACCAGATACGGCACAGAATAGGTCAACCCATACAAGTATCCCAGAACTCAGGGTATCGCTCCTTAGAATGGGAGTTGTCGCACGGCAGAAGCGGAACCAGCGAACACACCTTTACTGGGTTAGGAGCCATAGATTACACGTGCGCTAATATGGAGCTGTTGCTAGAAGAACTTAGAGCGTCCGACTACAAGCGTATCTGTTACTATCCAGACCAGAAGTTTATACACTGTGACCATAAAGGGGACAGATACCACGAATTTGAAGCGGATGAGGACGGAAAATGGCAATACAAGGGCGAAAGAAAATAAAAACGGTTACGATAGATAACCGTAACATACCACAAGGCAAGCTGAAGACCGTTAAAGAAACTAAGATGCCTGAAGTAACTAGACGTAAAAAGGTATTGAGTAGGAAGCGTATCCTTCCTATCATTGATTTCACCGTATATTTAATTAACAAAAGAGCCGTAACTATGACTTGGAACTGGTTAAAATCCCGACTAAAAGAACCCTCCACGTATCAAGGGGTAACCGCCATAGCTGGTGCTATTGGTGTGACCGTACAACCTGATATGTACGAATCCATTGCAGCGTTGATGCTAGCCATCATTGGTGTGATTCAGACCATCAAAAAAGAGAAGCCTGAACCAGAGGCAAAATGACCCTTGAAGAAATTAAGGATACAGTCAAGGGTAGTCCGTACTCTATGGTGGACTTCTCAAAGCACGTTGCCATCTACATGGGCGTGGAGTGGTCAGACAAGTTCAAGGAACGAATCTATCAGCTTCTCTCCCCAAAAGGACACGGTAAGCCCTCCGAAGACGAACTATCAGCGATGGTGTTTTGGTGTGAGGTACAGAACGACCCACACTGGTATGCACATAGATACTACCGCTCTAAAGACCTACCCAGAAAATATCTCTTGCTAAGAGATTGGCTCACAGGGCGAAGAAGCTATAATCGCTTACAAGTAAAGAAAATGCTTGACTATATATCTCGACTTCTATAGATTGTGGATAACACATTAACAGAGCTTGACTACAATCTGCCCAATAAAAACCCTTAAATCTGCACAATAAAAACCTTGACTAATTAATTAAAGTTAGTTAGATTTATCCACAGTCTTGTAAATGAGGTTTCAGTGAATCGCTTCCTCATTTTAAGCGAGCATCAACCCCCCAGTGCTAGACTGCTTAGTGGGGGGTATTTTTTCTACTAATAAATAAATGAACAATATGATACTAAGATACCTGAAAGGAAGAAGGGAAGAACTCTCTAACAAGTTTAAGATAGCAAGCCTAGAAGAAAAACAAGAAATAATAATTATTCAGTCTGAGATACAAAAACAGATTGATCTGTTCGAAGAGAAAGAAACAGTAGACGAAATAATACATGTTTTAAATGACTTCATAAAAATTCAAACCAATGAAGAAGTTATAACCGCTTTAAGAAAAGTGTTATTCACTATAAAAATGATAAGCCACAAGAAATGAAATCAGAACACGTTATAGATTACGTGTGTAATGACTTTGGAATAACAAAAGAACAATTATTAAGCACCAACAGAAAGACACATCTTGTTGACGCTAGACAAGCATGTTCATTTGCGTTAAGAGAATTAGGATTCACCTACAAAAAGATAGCAGATGACCTAGGATATAAGGATCATGCCATAATTATACACCTTTTAAAGTACAGACATCATAATTCTGTCGAGAATCAACGCACAGCGCTTAGAGCCG